ATGCTGGAACAAATGGGCATTGCCGCGAAGCAAGCCTCTTATAAATTAGCGCAACTCTCCAGCCGCGAAAAAAATCGCGTGCTGGAAAAAATCGCCGATGAACTGGAAGCACAAAGCGAAATCATCCTCAACGCTAACGCCCAGGATGTTGCTGACGCGCGTGCCAATGGCCTTAGCGAAGCGATGCTTGACCGTCTGGCACTGACGCCCGCACGGCTGAAAGGCATTGCCGACGATGTGCGCCAGGTGTGCAATCTCGCCGATCCGGTGGGGCGGGTAATCGATGGCGGCGTACTGGACAGTGGCCTGCGTCTGGAGCGTCGTCGCGTACCGCTGGGGGTTATTGGCGTGATTTATGAAGCGCGCCCGAACGTGACGGTTGATGTCGCTTCGCTGTGCCTGAAAACAGGTAACGCAGTGATCCTGCGCGGCGGCAAAGAAACGTGTCGCACTAACGCGGCAACGGTGGCAGTGATTCAGGACGCCCTGAAATCCTGTGGCTTACCGGCGGGTGCCGTGCAGGCGATTGATAATCCTGACCGTGCGCTGGTCAGTGAAATGCTGCGTATGGATAAATACATCGACATGCTGATCCCGCGCGGCGGGGCTGGTTTGCATAAACTGTGCCGCGAACAGTCGACAATTCCGGTGATCACTGGTGGTATAGGCGTATGCCATATTTACGTTGATGAAAGCGCAGAGATCGCTGAAGCATTAAAAGTGATCGTCAACGCGAAAACTCAGCGACCGAGCACATGTAATACGGTAGAAACGTTGCTGGTAAATAAAAACATCGCAGATAGCTTCCTGCCCGCATTAAGCAAGCAAATGGCGGAAAGTGGCGTGACGTTACACGCAGATGCTGCTGCGCTGGCGCAGTTGCAGGCAGGCCCCGCGAAGGTGGTGGCTGTTAAAGCCGAAGAGTATGACGATGAGTTCCTGTCATTAGACTTGAACGTCAAAATTGTCAGCGATCTTGACGATGCTATCGCCCATATTCGTGAACACGGCACGCAACACTCCGATGCGATCCTGACCCGCGATATGCGCAACGCCCAGCGTTTTGTTAATGAAGTAGATTCATCCGCTGTTTACGTTAACGCCTCTACGCGTTTTACCGACGGCGGCCAGTTTGGACTGGGCGCGGAAGTGGCGGTAAGCACACAAAAACTCCACGCGCGTGGCCCGATGGGCCTGGAAGCACTGACCACTTACAAGTGGATCGGCATCGGTGATTACACCATTCGTGCGTAAATAAAACCGGGTGATGCAAAAGTAGCCATTTGATTCACAAGGCCATTGACGCATCGCCCGGTTAGTTTTAACCTTGTCCACCGTGATTCACGTTCGTGAACATGTCCTTTCAGGGCCGATATAGCTCAGTTGGTAGAGCAGCGCATTCGTAATGCGAAGGTCGTAGGTTCGACTCCTATTATCGGCACCATTAAAATCAATAAGTTACACATCATTAGTACCTTCCTTATTTTTTGACTGGGACAAATTTGGGACCGATGGGTTCAGGATCGAGTCTATTTGCCGTGCGTGTTCGGTAAGGTGATTAGGTGCAAGGTGAGCATATCGACGAACCATTTCGATAGACTCCCAGCCTCCCATTTCCTGTAACACTGACAACGGGACTCCGGCTTGAACCAGCCAACTTGCCCAGGTGTGTCTCAAGTCGTGAAATCTGAAATCATCAATACCAGCCCGTCTCAGCGCCGCTTTCCAGGCTGTGTTTGCGTCATACCGCATCTTCCTTACTGTTGGCGCTTTCGTTCCGTCTGGTTTGGTACAGCTTTCCTTGTACACAAATACCCAACGGTGATGATTCCCGATTTGTTTTTTCAATACGCGACATGCAGTATCATTCAGCGCAACGCCAATTGCGCGGTTTGATTTACTCTCTTCCGGGTTTATCCATGCCACCCGGCGCTGCATATCTATTTGTTGCCATTCAAGGTTGATGATGTTCGAGCGTCTTAAGCCTGTTGCCAGTGCAAATTCAACAACAGACTTTAATGGCTCCGGACATTCATCAATCAGCCTTTGTGCTTCATGGGGCTCCAGCCAGCGGATCCGTTTATTCTTTGGTTGAGGCACTTTAATAATTGGTGCCTTATCCAGCATTTTCCATTCACGCTCTGCGGCTCTTAGTAGGGCCTTTATAAATGAAAGATGCGTAGCCTTCGTTGCAACGGACGCTGGTTTTGGCGTGTATTCTGGAACAGGTTTCCCTTTTTTTCTGCATGCTTCTGCCCTGAGTTTCCAGTTTTCCTCATGACGCCGGTTCGTCATTTTCTGCATTGCTGAATAAATTTTTGATTCAGTAATGTCTCTTAGTTGCATTCCTGCGAAATGTTGAAGCCAGAATCCGATCCGGCTTTTGTCATCGTCCAGTGATTTTTTATGTGCTTTCTCTTCAAGCCACCTGACACACGCTTCCTCGAACGTTATATCAGGTATTTCACCAAGTTTGCTGACCCGCCATGCTTCAGCCTTTAGCTTGTCATGGAGTTCTGTCGCCTGCCTTTTGTCCTTTGTTCCAAGAGACTGTTTAAATCTTTTACCGTTCGGCAATGTGAAACTGGCGTACCATATTTCACCTCTGCGGAAGAGTGACATTTTCTTTCCTCTGTTATGCCATCACCCGCGCTCACCTGGACAGTATGCAGCGGAGACTGAAGAGCCGCAATGCAGGCTTGTCGTGTTGTGAGGTAAGGAGATTTATTCTTAGTGGGATCTTTGCGTGTTGCCTGAAGACGCCCTGTGCGTATCCAGTTAATGGCAGTCGGTCTGGATATCTTGAGAAAATGACAGGCCTCATCGAGTGTGAGGCTGTATGGCTCCATTATTTCACCTCTTGCTGTGACATTGTTGAAAAATGGATACCAGCTCGTTGCTGCCAGACGATCCAACCGAGAGTCATATCCCATGCCATGTATTCGTTATCGCCGTTTTTTGCTCTCCGACGATCTACTAAGTCACCGAAACGCTTTTCCATGAATAATTCATAAGCTTCGCGTTCATCTGGTTCTACTTCCAGAGATAGGAGTGCGATTTCATAAGCACGGCGCTCAATATCGTCTCGCACGTCAAGGCTGCTGATACGCTCTTTAATTTCTTTAATCAGTTCTTTGTCGGTAAAAGTGGTCATTATGCTCCAGCCTCCGGTGCTTTTGGCATTACTGCCCAGTGAGTGATATTGACGTTTTCAAGGTCCCCGACCTGAAATGTCCACTGCCATTCTCTGGTTTCTTTTTGTCCCCAGGTGTACCAGAGAGAACGCCAGCCAATCAGCCAGCCTTCTCCATTAGCATCAAATAACAGAACACTTTCATTTGCTGGCGGCAGTTCAGCTGACACTGGTATTACTTTGTTTTCCAGTGCTGTACATTTAGCTTCAAGCGCATCGAATTTACGTACCAGGTATTCAGCATCTGTTTCATTCACTTTCAGATCTCGCGGTACACATCTCCCACGAAGAAACCCTTCCATTTCGAAAACATTCATGCGCATTTGCGTAACTCCGATAACTCGTTAAAACGTTCCATAAACATCCCGTAGGCATGGCCCGGTGCCTGTGGAATCACTTTGAACATCTCTGTTGCCGGGATACCTTCCAGTACAGGCCAGAAAGAGCCATCATCAAGCCCGAGATCGCGGCGTTCGGTTGCCAGCATAATGAGATCGGCATATTTCACTGGCGTGCTCATAACAGGAGGTAACCCGTATTTCTCACGGATTACGGCGTCTATTTTTTCTTCCATACGTTTATAGTCAGGAAGAAGTCGTTTCAGTGGTGCGGGGATGTCTTGGCAATATGCTTCTTTTGCATCATGCATTAAAGCTTCAAAAGCAAATTCCTGCGGCACCAGCTGGCTGCAAAGCACCGCATGTTGGGCGACACTGTAGAAGTGTGAAAGATGTCCTGCAAAGCGACAGATATTTGAAAGGGAAACCGCGATATCGTTAATAACGATGTCGTCTTTATTTATCCTGTCATAATAAAAATGCTTCCCGGAAAAAGTTTTAATAAATGACATTTTGTTCTCCACGTATATGCGCTGCACCGCGCTGAATTCGGGTAAAAGGAAGCCCTCACCGTCCGGCGATTATTGAGTCAATTACATTTCCATGAATGCCCCCGTAGGGGCGGTTAGTTTCTCCACAAAACAGAGAAGAACACCTGCGGTGGCAGCCGCCCGGATGGATTGGGTTATGAGCCCGTCGTCCGGTGATGCTCTTCTCTGTTTTGTAAAAAGGACGGTACCAGCCGGAAGCAAGGGTACAAACTGGTACCTCCAGGACTACACACAGCATAAAGTTGTGGTGCCGGGTGCCTCCCGGTGCCTGGCGAAGGTTGCACACCAGACGGGTGGGTATCCACAGAAGGTCGACTGTCAGCCTCAACCTTAACCCGCGTGCGCTGAGCCGCATTCACCACAACGCTAAGGATTCTCTCTGGTTAAAAATACTTAGCTGTTATGTGCCTGCTTTTAGCCACATCAGGCGAGGTGGACCTGGTTATTCCCCAACAACAAGGATTCGGTTAATCTGGTTATCCCCAACAACGCAAAAGGAAAAGAAATGTCCGGTAATATCTACACGCTGTACAAATCCCACTGTGAAAATGTTGGAAAGTATCGGGGCATTGAAATCAGTGGAGTAGTGTCATCAGTCGAAATAAGCAAAGTGGAATCAAGGGCAACATTACTTACTCTTCTGGACCTTGTCTTACATGAGCACCGGAAGAAATTCGGCACTCCCTATAATCAGTTGAATGGGAAAAAGGCTCTGGTTCACCTTATTCTGATGAAGCATCACTGGATGCCAAAACAGATTAATGAGATGAAATTTGATGAACTTCTTCTTTCAATTCAGGATGAACTCACACTTGATAAAATAAGCGTAACCGCCCAGAAATTTTTAGATTATCGAGACTGGAGATCACAAATTCATCACTTTGATGATTTTGACGAAAATGAATGGGATCCTAATTTGTCTGCACAATATCTAAAGTAACATCCTGTGATAAAACCGTGATTTCCTGATCCAGTTTTTTTAAGGAGTCTATTGTTTCCTGTCGATAAGACAGCACTTCACGAAGCTGGTTTATAGCTGCCAGCTTCTTTGCCATCCACTCGTAAATTTCCTCATTTGTGTATCCGGGCGCGACGATTTTGGGTTCTGTTTTGTGCATTTCACACCTCCTCAAGTTATCAGTTACTTGTTGATGGGGACCAGATTGTTAAAGAGCTAAGCGTCCTGTAGGGTGCTTTTTTGTTGCTAACGAATCACCCTAGACTTTATATGCCCCAGGCGGCTACTTCGTGGGCGTCCTGCCTGTTCGTTATCTTTGATATAAAATCTAACTTAACTTAGTTATTATGGCAAGAGAAAACACCAAACTTTTCTTAGTTCGGTGCCTTAGTTAGAGAAGAGAGGTCTTAGAGTTCGTATTGAACTCCTTTGACTACACCAATGATAAGGCAATTACCATTGATAGGGATGTTGGGATACCGAGGATTTAATGGCACTAAAAACTTTTGAGGGCCATCGATGACTAATTTTTTTACTGTAGCTTCGTTTGTTCCATCAAGTCGAGCGATGACTATTTTTCCATGACGAGGTTCTGCATCTGGATCTACAATCACTGTTGCGCCTTCTGGTATTGTTGGGAGGCCATTAGGGTTAGTCATGGAGTCACCTTTAACCTCTAATGCAAATGAGTTATCACCAATCTTTAATGATGTATCTACCCACTTGTCCACTTCACTAAACACTTCTGCTGCCCTGCACTCAGTAAACTGCCCAGCCTGAACCCACGATATTACAGGAACTCTGCGCATGTTTGTGACGAGTTTGCCTTCAAACTCAGCACCATAAAGAATGTAATCTATTGACGTATTGAAGAACTTCGCTAATTTCGAAAGTGCCTCCCCACCAGGGGTATTGATGTCTTTCTCCCAGTACCCCACAGCAACGTCGCTTACTCCACAAAATTTACCCAATTCTTTCTGGGACGTTCCGGTAACTCTTCTCAGAGCTTTTATACGCTGACCAACCGTTTCCATAGGAGCACCATTTCTTGAATTGCTAAGTAATCTTAGTTTTTATTGACCAAAGATAGATTTGTAATTAGCATCTAATAAAACTTAGCTTGGAGGGCGTATGACAACTGACGATATCGAAAGCTACTTCGGCAGTATTGAGAAAGTTGCTGCTTTTTTCGGCATAACAACTGAAGCCGTTTATCAGTGGCGAAACCGTCCGGGCCAGTTAATTCCAAAAGGACGTGCAGCAGAAGCTGCATATAGAACTTGCGGACGGTTGCCATTTAAACCTGAGCTTTATGAAAAATCTAATGGATAAATCGATTAACAGAAACCACAGAACGATGAGGCTAACCGTGGGTAAGCATCACTGGAAAGTAGAAAAACAGCCTGAGTGGTACGTGAAAGCTGTCAGAAAAACTATCGCAGCGTTGCCGGGTGGTTACGCTGAAGCAGCTGACTGGCTGGATGTAACAGAAAACGCATTATTTAACCGCCTTCGTGCCGATGGCGATCAGATTTTCCCGCTGGGATGGGCAATGATTTTGCAACGTGCTGGTGGAACTCACTTCATTGCTGACGCTGTGGCGCAGTCTGCAAATGGCGTCTTTGTGTCTCTTCCTGACGTCGAGGATGTGGACAACGCCGATATTAACCAGCGCCTGCTGGAAGTCATTGAACAGATTGGCAGTTATTCCAGACAGATTCGTTCGGCAATCGAAGACGGTGTGGTGGAACCGCATGAGAAGACAGCAATTAACGACGAGCTGTATCTCTCAATTTCGAAGCTGCAGGAGCATGCAGCACTGGTCTACAAAATCTTTTGCATTTCAGAAAGTAATGACGCCCGCGAGTGTGCAGCTCCGGGCGCCGTGGCGTGTCGTGACTGTGGAGAAACTAACGCATGAACAGTTTAACAACACACTACCGTCGCTCGCAACTGATTGCGCTTCCTGTACCGGGTGGAAAAGCGAAGGTGGAGTATTGCTATGCAGTTAATGTACCAGGTGACAGGGAAATTGTAACCCACAGCTTTGCTGAGTGGGCTGTGGGTGATTTCAACCGGCAGAAGGAGACAGTCCTTTGCGACAAGTTAACCGCTGGTTCAAAGATCACTACGGAGTGCCCGTCAGAGTCATTCGTTGGGAGCCGGAAACACAACGAGTTATCTACCTCCGCGAAGGCTATGAGCATGAGTGCTTCAGCCCGCTCGAACAGTTTCGTCGTAAATTCAGGGAAATAGAGGTCGGTCATGAGCACTAAATTAACCGGCTATGTATGGGATGGTTGCGCTGCGTCAGGCATGAAATTATCCAGCGTGGCAATTATGGCCCGCCTGGCTGATTTCAGTAATGACGAAGGTGTGTGCTGGCCATCAATTGAAACCATTGCCCGTCAGATTGGCGCGGGGATGAGTACCGTCAGAACGGCTATCGCACGGCTGGAAGCAGAAGGCTGGTTAACGCGTAAGGCGCGTCGCCAAGGTAACCGCAATGCGTCGAATGTTTATCAGCTTAACGTTGCGAAGCTTCAGGCAGCGGCATTTTCTCAACTGTCAGATTCTGACCCGTCAAAATCTGACGCATCAAAATCTGACCCGTCAAAATTTGATGCGTCGAAATCTGGCAAAAAAGCGGTTTTTCACCCGTCAGAATCTGGCGGGGATCCGTCAGTAAAATCAAAACATGATCCGTCAGATAAAAAAACTTCTCGTCCGGACGCTTCGCAACCGGACACGCAGACGGCTGAACAGGAGTTTTTAACTCGCCATCCTGATGCGGTTGTATTCAGCCCTAAAAAGCGCCAGTGGGGAACGCAGGATGATTTGACCTGCGCACAGTGGCTCTGGAAAAAAATCATCGCCCTGTACGAGCAGGCCGCCGAATGTGACGGCGAGGTGGTTCGTCCCAAAGAACCGAACTGGACAGCCTGGGCAAACGAAATTCGCCTGATGTGTGTGCAGGATGGTCGTACTCATAAACAAATCTGCGAGATGTACAGCCGCGTCAGTCGCGATCCGTTCTGGTGCCGTAACGTGCTCAGCCCGTCGAAGCTGCGGGAAAAATGGGATGAGCTTTCCCTGCGCTTATCGCCGTCCGTCAGCACGTACACCGAAAAACGCGAAGACCCGTACTTCAAAGCCAGTTACGACAACGTGGACTACAGCCAGATCCCGGCAGGATTCAGGGGGTGAGCATGAGTCTTTTGAATGACGTTCAGAAATTCATTGAAGCCCATCCGGGCTGTACTTCCGGAGATATTGCGGATGCTTTTGCCGGTTACTCACGGCAGCGCGTTCTGCAGTCAGCAAGCAAGTTACGTCAGAGTGGGCGTGTGGCTCACCGTTGTGAAGGAGATACACGCAGACATTTCCCGCGCCTGACTGAGAGAGCGCAGGAACCGGAACCACAACCAGTTCGTGAAACCAGACCTGTGCGCAATTTCTATGTCGGCACTAACGATCCCCGTGTGATTTTGTGCCTGACCAGCCAGGCGGAAGAACTGGAGTCCAGGGGCTTATACCGTCGTGCTGCAACCGTGTGGATGGCGGCATTCCGTGAAAGCCACTCCCAGCCAGAACGAAACAATTTTCTGGCGCGTCGTGAGCGGTGCTTACGGAAAAGCAGCAAGCGCGCTGCATCGGGTGAAGAGTGGTATCTGTCAGGGAATTACGTGGGGGCTTAATGAGTAATAAATATTGCCAGACGCTGGTGGAACTGCGGAACAAACCAGCCCATGAACTGAAGGAAGTGGGCGATCAGTGGCGCACGCCGGATAACATTTTCTGGGGAATTAACACCCTGTTTGGTCCGTTTGTTCTGGATCTGTTCACTGACGGTGATAACGCCAAATGTGCCGCGTATTACACGGCGGAAGACAACGCGCTGGCGCATGACTGGTCAGAACGTCTTGCGGAGCTTAAAGGTGCTGCCTTTGGTAATCCCCCATACAGCCGCGCCAGTCAGCATGAGGGGCAATACATCACCGGCATGCGTTACATCATGAAGCATGCCAGTGCCATGCGTGATAAAGGCGGGCGCTATGTTTTCCTGATCAAAGCTGCCACCAGCGAAGTGTGGTGGCCGGAAGATGCAGATCATATTGCTTTTATTCGCGGGCGTATTGGTTTTGAACTGCCTGCCTGGTTTATCCCGAAGGATGAGAAGCAGGTGCCGACAGGAGCTTTCTTCGCTGGTGCTATTGCTGTTTTCGACAAGACCTGGAAGGGACCGGCAATCAGCTACATCGGGCGCGATGAACTTGAGGCATGTGGTGAGGCGTTTCTGGCGCAGGTTCGCCAGCAGGCGGAAAAACTGGTCAGGGAGATGGCGGCATGACGACGTTAACTCAATGCCAGCAGCAGGTGCTGGATATGCTGATTTCTTATCAGAAAGAACGTGGCTTCCCGCCAACCAATCAGGAGGTGGCAACCATGCTGGGATACCGTTCGGTGAATGCAGCGGTGGAGCATCTTCGCGCACTGGAGAAAAAAGGCGTCATCACGATAAAGCGTGGCGTGGCCCGGGGGATAACGCTTCATACCGCGGTGAAGGACGACGACAGCGAGGCGGTCGGGATTATCCGCGCACTGCTTGCCGGTGAGGAAAACGCAAGGCTGCGTGCAACCCACTGGTTACATGAGAGGGACCTGAAAGTATGAAGCTGATCCTGCCTTTTCCGCCCAGCGTGAACACGTACTGGCGACACCCCAACAAAGGGGCGTTTGCTGGTAAGAGCCTGATAAGCGCGGCGGGGCGAAAATTCCAGAGCGCGGCGTGCGCAGCAATAGTTGAGCAGTTACGTCGTCTGCCGAAACCAACGTCGGCACCTGCTTCAGTGGAGATCGTGTTGTTTCCTCCGGATAACCGGATCCGCGATCTGGACAACTATAACAAGGCGCTGTTTGACGCCCTGACCCACGCGGGTGTGTGGGAAGACGACAGTCAGGTGAAAAGAATGCTGGTGGAGTGGGGGCCGGTTATCCCGGAAGGGAAGGTCGAGATCACTATCAGTAAGTACGAGAAAACGGCGGGTGCAGCCGCCTGATTAAGAGGAGAAACGAAGTATGAATAATCTGATGGTCATTGATGGTATTGAAGTTCGTCGTGATGCTTATGGGCGTTACAGCCTGAACGATCTGCACAGGGCTGCCGGTTCTCAGGATAAGCATAAGCCTGCATTCTGGCTCCGCAATGAGCAAACCGAACGTTTAATAAGCGAGTTGCAGATTTGCAACTCGGTCAATATAGAGCCAGTTAACGTTAGTCGTGGCGGAAATAACCAGGGGACGTATGTCTGCAAAGAACTGGTGTATGCCTATGCAATGTGGATCAGCCCGTCATTCCATCTGAAGGTGATCCGTACTTTCGATATGGTAACCAGCGCACCGGAAAAATTATCCGGGCAGGCTGCTGACAAGATGCAGGCTGGCGTGATTCTGCTGGACTTTATGCGCCGGGAGTTAAACCTGTCTAACTCATCTGTGCTTGGGGCCTGTCAGAAACTCCAGGAGGCTGTTGGCTTACCGAATCTGGCACCACGCTATGCCATTGATGCTCCTGCTGACGCGCCTGATGGCTCAAGCCGCCCTACGCTGTCGCTGAGTGCACTGCTGAAACAGTATGGTATCCGCCTGACAGCTAATCAGGCATATCACCAGATGGCGAAGCTGGGGATCGTTGAACAACGCGAACGATACAGCCGTACCGCGATTAACAACATCAAAAAATTCTGGTCGCTGACGGCGAAAGGCTGCATGTTCGGCAAGAACATTACCAGTCCTGCAAATCCGCGCGAGACGCAGCCGCATTTCTTCGAATCCCGATTCCCTGAGCTGTTAAAGCTGCTCGATACCGTTCATTGAGGTGACCGTGAGAGCACTACTGACCCCTGAAATTGCCCCGCGTATGGGGATCGTATTATTCAGGCCTGGTTCAGAGCTGATGCCCCTGTTTATGCAGGGGCGTGTCCTGCTGGAGCCTGAGCCGGAACGTTATTCATCTTTTGCCAGTGGTGCCGTTCCGGCGGCATCACAACCACTGGCGGATGATCCTGCCGTTCGGGCCGTGTTCCGTAATGAGGCAGTGATCCGTCGTGCTGGTGGCGTGGAATGTCTTGAAAGCTGGTTACTTCGTGAAAAAGGCTGTCAGTGGCCTCATTCCGGCTGGCACAGCGAGAACATGACCACAATGCGACATGCTCCGGGCGCAATCCGTCTGTGCTGGCACTGCGATAACCAGCTGCGCGATCAATTCACGGAACGGCTGGAATCAATGGCAACGGATAACTGTGCCCGCTGGGTGTTGTCTGTCGTGCGTCGGGATCTCGGTTTTGATGACAGTCACGTTGTGACAATGCCGGAACTGTGCTGGTGGCTGGTTCGTAATGACCTGGCGGATGCCTTACCGGAAAGCGCAGCCCGTAAGGCACTGAGATTACCGAAGCCTGTTGTGCCGTCTGTCACCCGGGAAAGTGACCTTGTGCCTTCGGTTCCTGCCACCAGCATCATCCAGGATAAAGCGAAAAAGGTGCTGGCGCTGAAAGTGGATCCGGAGTCGCCGGAGTCTTTTATGTTACGTCCCAAACGTCGCCGCTGGGTTAACGAAAAGTACACGCGCTGGGTTAAGACGCAGCCGTGTGCATGTTGTGGAAAGCCTGCAGATGATCCCCACCACCTGATAGGCCACGGTCAGGGTGGAATGGGTACAAAAGCGCATGACCTCTTCGTGCTGCCTTTGTGCAGAAAGCATCACGACGAGCTGCATGCGGATACCGTGGTATTTGAAGAAAAGTATGGCTCTCAGCTGGAGCTGATATTTCGTTTTATCGATCGTGCGCTGGCAATTGGCGTGCTGGCCTGATTTTGTGGAGAAAGTTGATGCGTGATATTCAAATGGTTCTGGATCGTTGGGGAGCATGGGCGGCGAGTGATAGTTCAGGAGTAGACTATTCTCCTATAGCTGCTGGGTTTAAAGGGCTTCTTCCCTATACAAGCAAAACACGTCAGGCATGTTCAGATAGTGATGCATTAATTATTGAAGGTTGTCTTGCTCGTCTAAGGCAAAAAAGGCCGGACGAACATTCGCTTCTTGTTGCCCATTACCTATACGGTATCTCTAAAAGAAAGCTCGCCAAGGCTCGTAAAAAGGATGAGAAACTAATACGCATTGAGATACAGATGGCTGAGGGGTTTATTGATGGCTGCCTATCGATGCTGGAAATTAGTCTAGAGATGGACCCCGAAATTAAAGATTGATTATTGAAGCCCGATTACTCGGGCTTTTGTTCCACATCTCGAACATAGAGAATTACTGCTGACTTAATGTCACCATCGACGTGTTTTGCGTTAATGCTCAAATGTACAGGCTTTCTTTCCCACTCAGCTCGCTGCAATGCTTCTTTGTTTCCGGATTCATCAAGGAAAACATCCTGAACTACGCAGGTTAGACGTTGGTCGGTATCTACGCGTCGGACCTTAACTTTGAAACTCTCTGGGTCAGTATTATTGACTTCTTCAATTCGGTAAATACCATCAATCCTCATTTCTGATGAACGTCTACGAGCATTCGTAACCAACTCTTTCGCCATTTCAGAATCAATAGTAACGCCATCAATTTGAGCGTTATCTGAACGCACAAAGGATTTGACCATTTGGGTTTTAGCGTCATACGACATACGGTCCATGTTATCGAGAAGTGGTTTTTCCGCAATCATTTCTGAAATAACCCGCAGGCGTTTAGTTTCTTGCTCGCTCATGATCTGCATAGTCCGGAGATGTTCTTTCTCTCCATCCTTAGCAATTTCTGCAAGGCGAATATCTTTACGGTTGTCCAAGAACCGTTTAAATACTGTTACTCCGCCCCAGATGACTGCTGCGCCGAGAACAGTAAACATGATCTCAGTTGCGTTCATTTTACCAACAAGTTCCTGTGTGAGTTTGGTTAAAAAGCCATCAATGTTGATTTCTACTATTGAAGAACCCTGTTCTACCGTAACTTCTATTTCTAGGGCATCAAGTTCTTCTTTGGTCAGTTTGCGGACGTCAGGGACACCGTACTTGGCAAGGGCATATGATTTGTTGATTTGAGCTTGCATTTCAACAAATCCCTTCATAACTGAAGGTGTTAGCGATCTGTTGAATTTTTCACCGGTTAATCTGATGGTAAGGTTTGGCCATCCGTTGAAACTTAAACTGTCAGGTAAACCATAACCATCAAGATAGCTTTCAAGCAAATCGAAGGCTTGCTGCTCAGATTCAATGTCTACATGAATCTCATCAAACTTATCCAAAAATATGTCCTCATTCTAAGCCAACTGTCACCGTGAGGTTTGGCAACGCCTGCTTTATTTTTCGTTTTAAGCTGTGTGGCAAAAAAATAATGGAAAAACAGATAAAAATCACTAACGCGGTCCGCATTTTCTAGATTACTGTGTTAAGAGTGGTTACTTCGCCACACAACTTAAACCCGCCGCTGAGCGGTTTTTTTGTACCTGTAAACTTGGTGCAGCACAGTAAACACGCTGGTGGTCGTGAATACTGACTTTTTATCTTGCTGGCTTTTTAGACAAGAGTTATTGGTATGTCATGTTAACCAGAAGGGAAAAAGACATGCTAAAACAGCAAGATATGACAGAAACCGCCGCCGCAGTCCTTCATTTCTTACCTGCTGACAAGTGGGTAACGCCACGCATGATGACGAGAACTACCGGAGTAAGCGAAGCCCGGTGCCAGTTAATACTGACTCAGTTAGTTCTGGCGGGTCTGGCGAAGGATAACGGCGGGTACGGGAATAAATTCAGACGCTGCCAGTAATGGCGGTTTCCTGCTGTGAAAATGGGCGGCTGGTGGGTGTTGGTAGCACCTGCCAGCCATTCGCTCATGCCTACTGGTCACAAGCGAACCACGGCCCACTGCTTTAGCGCAAAAGCAGAGTGAGCCTACCAGAGTTACGCTTACTGATCCATGAAAAATACTGTAAAAATAAACAGTGTTGATTTAATCAACGCTGATTGCCTGCATTTTATTCAGTCCCTGCCTGATGATTCCATTGACCTGATTGTTACCGATCCGCCTTACTTCAAGGTGAAACCCAACGGTTGGGACAATCAGTGGAAAGGGGACGAAGATTACCTTAAGTGGCTGGACCACTGTCTGGCCCAGTTCTGGCGGGTGTTGAAACCTGCCGGAAGCCTTTACCTGTTCTGTGGGCATCGCCTGGCATCTGATATTGAGATCATGATGCGTGAACGTTTCAACGTGCTTAACAATATCATCTGGGCGAAGCCGTCCGGACGTTGGAATGGGTGTAATAAAGAAAGTCTGCGCGCATATTTTCCTGCCACAGAGCGCGTTCTGTTTGCTGAACATTACCAGGGGCCATATCGCGGCAAAAGTGACGGCTATGCGGCAAAAGAAAGGGAACTCAAACAGCACATAATGGCACCGCTGATATCGTATTTCAGGGATGCTCGTGCCGAACTGGGTATAACGGCAAAACAAATTGCCGAAGCCACAGGTAAGAAAAATATGGTTTCCCACTGGTTTGGTGCCAGTCAGTGGCAGTTGCCGAATGAGGCTGACTATCGGAAGTTACAGGCACTGTTTTCCCGTATAGCGGCAGAGAAGTTTCAGGAACAACAACTGGAACAACCACACCACCAGCTGGTGGCATCTTATGATTCACTGAATCGCAAATATTCTGAATTGCTGGATGAGTTTAAAACTCTCCGGCGCTATTTCTCCGTATCAGTTTCCGTGCCTTATACCGACGTCTGGACGCATAAACCCGTTCAGTTCTACCCGGGTAAACATCCGTGTGAGAAGCCTGCGGATATGCTCCGGCAAATAATCAATGCCAGTAGTCGACCAGGTGATCTGGTTGCTGATTTTTTTATGGGATCCGGTTCCACAATAAAAGCAGCAATGGCGCTGGGACGTCGGGCGTTAGGTGTTGAACTTGAGTCAGAGCGGTTTAATCAGACGGTGAAAGAGGTAAGTGAACTGGTGGGGAAATAATTCTGGTGGCCACGTTGCGTGGCCTTTTTATTTCCAACACAGCACCCGCAAATATCGCGAGGTGAGAGATGACGAAATGCCTCATAACCCAAATACCTGGCTGGACTTGGTCCAGAGCTGGTGGCGTGGAGACACACCGCTGGGTGCAGTGATTATGTCGATCGTTATGGCTGGTTTGCGCATCGCCTATTTTGGCGGTGGTGGTGGCTGGAAGCGAAAAACGCTCGAAATTCTACTCTGTGGCGCTCTGACGCTGACTTTTGCATCCGCTCTTGAGTATGTCGGATGGCCTAAATCACTTTCTGTTGCCATTGGTGGTGGGGTGGGGCTGATCGGTGTCGATGCTATTCGTGGGGCTGCAATGCGAGTAATCGGTAACAAATTTGGTGGCTCTAAGGAGTAATTTATGCAGGTACTAAATTCCCAGCGTAAAGCTTTCCTTGATATGGTGGCTTGGTCAGAAGGAACGGATAACGGACGACAACCGACACGTAACCACGGTTATGACGTTATTGTCGGTGGTGAACTCTTCACTGATTACTCCGATCACCCTCGCAAACTTGTCACGCTAAACCCAAAACTCAAATCAACAGCCGCCGGGCGTTATCAGCTTCTTTCACGCTGGTGGGATGCTTACCGTAAACAGCTTGGTTTGAAAGACTTCTCCCCCAAAAGCCAGGACGCAGTGGCATTGCAGCAGATTAAAGAGCGTGGCGCTTTACCGATGATTGATCGCGGTGATATTCGTCAGGCTATCGACCGTTGCAGCAATATCTGGGCGTCGTTACCTGGTGCAGGTTACGGTCAGTATGAACATAAAATCGGTGACCTGATTGCCCGATTTAAAGAGGCTGGTGGGGTGGTAAATGAAGTTGAGCTATAAGCTGGTTATCGCTGCATTCTTCTTTACTGTCATCGGTTCTTTCATCTGGTCTGCCAACCACTACTACAGCAAATATCAGCACGAAAAGAAACGTGCTGATGAGGCTGTACAAAATGCTGAATCTGCAACAGCCATTACCCGTAACGTCCTGCAATCACTGCAAATCGTCAATACAGTTATAGAGGTTAACCAGCATGCAAAACAGCAGATCGCACTGGAGTCACAGAGAACCCAGAAAGATATCAAAGTGGCTGTTGCGGATGATGGTTGTGCTGCACGCCTTGTGCCTGCTGCCGCTGCTGAGCGGTTGCGGAAGTACGCGGACAGTTTACGTGAGCACTCCGGCTACAACATTACCGACTAGTCTGACTTCTGAAACACCTGTACCGTTCATACCAAATCCTCTGACTTATGGTGCCAGCCTGGAGCTGAATGTGAGTCTGTTGTCTGCACTGGCTAACTGCAATCGGGATAAAGCTGATATTCGTAAAATAGATGCAGAGAGAACTAACCATTAAGCAATAAAATTGTCAAATTAATCAGTTGTCAAATGAATATACGTTAAAGGTATATGTCGACATAATTTCACCAAGTACCTCAATACATATACTTTTTTTATGAAAGATACTGGGGAAGGAACTTAGCTCTTCAAGGCATTGCACATAAGTGCTGATATCACTTGCATCACGTTCAAGGAATTTCACTTGGCCAAAAGAAGGAGTATTAATCATAGTTCTTTGCTGGATTATATGGATAAAATGTGTAGTTGGTGAAACTATTACTCTTGAAATATCGGAAATGATGTCTTCTTGAACTTGCCGATAAAGTAAATCCTTTGGGTAATGGTGTTTGATCTCGATGGTTGCAACATTGCCATTATGTTCAGACGTTAATATCGACTGGTTATAAAGTGATATGTCAACAGCGCCGATACCGAGTTTTGGATGCTCACTTAAAGCAGTTAGTGTGCTGATTTGATTGAGAATAACAACTAACTCATCACGTATTTGAGTTTCATGTTTGCGATTGTAGAAGTAGCAATTCAGTTCATTTAACTTTTTATGCATCCTATCGTGACTAATTGCTTCGATCAGTAAATCCTGAATCATACTTTTCTCTAGGTAATCCGAACGGTTGTAAGTGACAGTATTGTGCTGGCATGTCATTAGTATGTAAAGGTATTGTGAATGCCAGCAAGATAACGAAGTATCATCGATAGAAAAACTTTACGGCCCACTCGTAAACCGCTTTGTAAATCGGTTCATGGTAAATACTATCGATACTATTCAGATGCCCGATCATCGCCTCCACAGTTGTAGTAGTTGTTTCTAATATTTCGATTATTGCAGGGCGGTCATCATCTTCATCGAAGTATTCGAACAGCAGTACAGGTTTACCATGCCATTCAGCATCTGAGACTCTAAGGTTACAACTACCGCTCAACTCAAAGTGAATTTTGTAATTACCTTCTACAGAATGGCCTACGGGGAAAAAGCATAGGGTGTCATCTTTGTTTAAAAGCCATTCCCATTCATAACTATTCATTTGTGAACTCCTGTTCATTGAGTTTCAACAACTATCAACTACATCCAGCGAAGCATAAAAGATCGTTTATGGCAAAACCGGAGTGGAGTGCGATTCGATTCTGAGAAGGATGCCACGTATCGCACGCGAACCATCCAAGAGGATTATGCAATGCCACCACGAATCCCAAAAGCCTGCCGTGTTCGCGGCTGCCGCTCTACAACCACAGACCCGTCAGGCTATTGCGAAAGCCACAAAGGCGAAGGCTGGAAGCAATACAAGCCGGGCCAGTCCCGTCATCAGCGCGGTTATGGTTCGAAGTGGGACGGTATCCGCGAGCGCGTCCTGAAGCGTGACAAAGGTTTATGTCAGTCATGTCTGCATGCTGGTGTGGTGCGTGAGGCGAAAACCGTTGACCACATCGTTCCTAAAGCGCATGGCGGCACTGATGCCGACAGTAATCTGCAGAGTCTGTGCTGGCCCTGCCATAAGGCGAAGACGGCCCGTGAACGGTTAAAGTGATAATAATTCTCAACTGTCTGTGGGGGAGGGGCGGGTCAAATCCCTGTGACCTGACGTCTTCCGGACTGCCCGCCCCATCGTTTTTTTATACCCGCGAAAAATGAAATTTAACCAGGAGTGCCGCATATGGCTGGAACGGCGGGGCGTTCCGGGCGTCGCCCCAAGCCAACGGCGCGCAAGGCGCTGGCCGGAAACCCCGGCAAGCGAGCCCTGAACAAAGATGAACCTGTTTTTACGCCCATCAAAGGTGTTGAGCCACCGGAGTGGTTCGCAGAAGAAGATCTCCCTCTCGCCACGATCATGTGGCAACTGACAACCAAAGAACTCTGCGGTCAGGGCCTGCTGTGCGTGACTGACCTGGCGGTACTTGAGCGGTGGTGCGTGGCCTATGAGTTCTGGCGACGTGCCGTGAAAAATATTGCCAGCCAGGGCAACACCATCACCGGCGCAATGGGCGGCAGGGTCAAAAACCCGGAGCTGACCGCCAAGAAAGAACAGGAGTCCGAGATGAGCAGCACGGGGGCAATGCTCGGACTCGACCCCAGCAGCCGCCAGCGTCTGATAGGCCTGGCGGGGCAGAAGAAAGCCACTAACCCGTTTCTGAAAATCATCGAATCATGAGCCGGAAATCTTACCCCAACGTAAATGCTGCCAATCAGTATGCCCGTGATGTCGTGCGGGGAAAGATTGTGGCCTGCCAGTTTGTGATTCAGGCCTGCCAGCGCCATCTTGATGACCTGATGGCGGAAAAAAGTAAGTCGTTTCGTTACCGCTTCGACAAGGACCTGGCTGAACGGGCCGCCAAATTTATTCAGCTGTTGCCGCACACCAAGGGTGAGTGGGCATTTAAGAGGATGCCCATCACGCTGGAGCCGTGGCAGCTCTTTGTGATCTGCTGCGCGTTTGGCTGGGTCAATAAAGGCTCCCGGCTGCGCCGCTTCCGTGAGGTGTATACCGAAATCCCCCGTAAGAACGGCAAATCGGCAATCTCTGCCGGTGTCGCCCTGTATTGTTTTGCCTGTGATAACGAGTTTGGCGCGGAAGTGTATTCCGGTGCCACGACAGAGAAACAGGCGTGGGAAGTCTTTCGCCCGGCGCGACTGATGTGTAAACGCACACCCATGCTGACGGAAGCGTTCGGGATTGAGGTTAACGCCTCAAACATGAACCGTCCGGAGGATGGCGCGCGGTTTGAACCGCTGATCGGTAACCCCGGTGATGGATCATCACCCCACTGTGCGGTGGTGGATGAATATCACGAGCACGCCACCGATGCGCTTTACACCACGATGCTTACCGGGATGGGGGCGCGACGTCAGCCACTGATGTGGGCCATTACTACTGCCGGGTACAACATTGAGGGGCCGTGCTACGACAAACGGCGGGAAGTTATCGAGATGCTCAACGGTTCGGTACCCAACGATGAACTGTTCGGGATCATCTATACCGTTGACGAAGGTGACGACTGGACCAACCCACAGGTGCTGGAAAAAGCCAACCCGAATATCGGGGTGTCGGTTTACCGTGAGTTTTTGTTAAGTCAGCAACAGCGTGCGAAAAATAACGCCCGTCTGGCAAACGTCTTTAAAACAAAACACCTCAATATCTGGGTGTCGGCGCGTTCGGCGTATTTCAACCTGGTGAGCTGGCAGAGCTGCGAGGATAAATCACTGACTCTTGAGCAATTCGAGGGGCAGCCGTGCATTCTGGCCTTTGACCTGGCGCGTAAACTGGATATGAACAGCATGGCGCGACTTTATACCCGCGAGATTGACGGTAAAACGCATTACTACAGTGTGGCCCCGCGTTTCTGGGTACCGTATGACACGGTGTACAGCGTCGAGAAAAATGAAGATCGCCGGACAGCCGAACGCTTTCAGAAATGGGTGGAAATGGGCGTCCTGACCGTTACCGATGGTGCAGAGGTGGATTATCGCTACATCCTCGAAGAGGCCAAAGCGGCGAACAAAATCAGCCCGGTCAGCGAGTCACCCATCGACCCCTTCGGGGCGACCGGGCTGTCACATGACCTTGCTGATGAAGACCTGAATCCCATCACCATCATTCAGAACTACACCAACATGTCCGACCCGATGAAAGAGCTGGAAGCGGCAATTGAATCGGGGCGCTTTCATCATGATGGCAATCCCATCATGACCTGGTGTATCGGCAACGTGGTCGGCAAAACCATTCCGGGTAACGATGATGTGGTGAAGCCCGTCAAAGAGCAGGCGGAAAACAAAATCGATGGTGCAGTTGCGCTGATTATGGCGGTTGGCAGAGCCATGCTGTACGAGAAAGAAGACACGCTGTCTGATCACATTGAGTCCTACGGGATCCGCTCGCTTTAACTGAGGTAATTATGATCATGCTGATTCTCGCGCCTCTGGTGGGCGTGCTGGGGGTGCTTTTGCTGGCGTATGGTGCCTGGCTGATTTATCCCCCTGCGGGGTTTGTTGTTGCCGGGGCGTTGTGCCTGTTCTGGTCGTGGCTGGTGGCGCGATATCTCGACCGTACACAGATGTCTGTTGGTGGAGGTAAATAGTGTTCTTTTCGGGATTATTTCAACGAAAAAGTGACGCACCGGTGACCACGCCAGCAGAGCTGGCGGATGCTATCGGGCTGTCATACGACACCTATACCGGAAAGCAGATCAGCAGCCAGAGGGCCATGCGACTGACGGCGGTTTTTTCCTGCGTCAGGGTGCTGGCGGAGTCGGTCGGGATGTTGCCCTGCAACCTGTATCACCTGAACGGCAGCCTGAAGCAGAGAGCCACTGGCGAACGTCTGCATAAGCTGATCTCCACGCATCCCAATGGCTATATGACGCCGCAGGAGTTCTGGGAGCTGGTGGTCACCTGTCTGTGCCTGCGGGGAAACTTTTACGCCTACAAAGTGAAAGCATTTGGCGAAGTGGCTGAACTGCTGCCCGTCGATCCCGGCTGTGTGGTACCGAAGCTTAACAGTAGCTGGGAGCCGATCTATCAGGTCACATTCCCGGATGGCTCCACGGATGTACTGAGCCAGGAGGATATCTGGCATGTGCGTACGCTGACGCTGGACGGACTGGTGGGGCTGAATCCCGTCGCCTATGCCCGCGAGGCAATATCGCTGGCAGCTGCGACCGAAGAGCACGGGGCCAGACTGTTCAGCAATGGCGCGGTGACGTCGGGTGTGTTGCGTACAGAGCAGACGCTGTCAGATCAGGCTTATGAGCGCCTGAAGAAAGATTTTGAGGAGCGTCACACCGGGCTTGGCAATGCTCACCGCCCGATGATCCTTGAGATGGGGCTGGACTGGAAGTCGATGGCGCTGAACGCCGAGGACAGCCAGTTCCTGGAAACCCGCAAGTTTCAGCTTGAAGAAATCTGTCGTCTGTTCCGTGTGCCATTGCACATGGTGCAGAACACCGATCGTGCCACCTTCAACAATATCGAAGAACTGGGGCTGGGATTTATCAACTATTCACTGGTGCCGTATCTGACCCGCATTGAGCAGCGGATCAACACCGGACTGGTACGAAAAAGTAAGCAGGGCGTTTATTACGCCAAATTTAACGCCGGGGCGTTACTGCGCGGGGATATGAAGTCCCGTTTTGAAGCCTACGCCACCGGGATTAACTGGGGAATTTACTCTCCCAATGACTGCCGCGACCTGGAAGATATGAATCCGCGTCCCGGTGGGGATGTCTATCTCACACCGATGAACATGACCACGAAACCCTCCGATGGCAGTAAAGCCGGTAAGCAGAAGGATAACGCCAATGCAGACGAAACAACGTCTTGATGTACCGCTGAGTCTGAAATCTGTCAGTGACTCCGGTGAGTTTGAAGGGTATGGCTCCGTCTTTGGTGTAAAGGACAGCCACGATGATGTGGTGATGTCCGGGGCATTTGCTGCTTCCCTGCGGGCGTGGAGTGACAGAAAAGCGTTACCTGCGCTGCTCTGGCAGCACCGCATGGATGAACCCATCGGTGTTTACACTGAAATGAAGGAAGACGATGTCGGACTTTACGTCAGGGGACGGTTGCTTATTGATGATGATCCCCTCGCAAAACGCGCACATGCACACATGAAGGCCGGTTCGTTAACCGGCCTTTCTATTGGGTACGTCCTGAAAGACTGGGAATACGACCGGAGCAAAGAAGCCTTTCTGTTGAAAGAAATCGACCTCTGGGAAGTCAGTCTGGTGACGTTTCCGTCTAACGACGAGGCGCGGATCAGCGACGTCAAGAACGCGCTGGCCCGCGGGGAAATCCCCGAACAGAAAAAAATCGAAAGAGTCCTGCGTGATGTCGGACTCTCCCGTACCCAGGCCAAAGCATTCATGGCCGGGGGCTATGGCGCACTGTCCCTGCGCGACGCTGAGGATGTGGGCTCTGCACTGAATGCACTGAAAAATCTGAACTTCTAATCAGGAGAAATACGATGGCGATTGATATTAAAGATGTGGAACAGGTCGCGCAGGAGCTGCAGCAGAAGTTTGACGACTTCAAGGCAAAGAACGACAAGCGCGTGGATGCGATTGAGCAGGAAAAAGGCAAACTTGCCGGGCAGGTGGAAACCCTGAACGGGAAACTCAGCGAGCTGGAAAATCTCAAAAGCGACCTTGAAAAAGAGCTGATTGAGCTGAAACGTCCGGCTGGTGGAGCGCAAAATAAACTGGCCACCGAGCATAAAGAGGCGTTTGTGGGCTTCCTGCGTAAAGGCCGTGAAGACGGTCTGCGCGATCTGGAGCGTAAGGCATTGCAGGTGGGTACCGATGAAGACGGTGGCTACGCCGTGCCGGAAGAACTGGATCGCAACATTCTTAACCTGCTGAAAGATGAAGTGGTGATGCGTCAGGAAGCCACGGTGATCACCGTTGGCGGTTCCGACTACAAAAAACTGGTGAATCTGGGCGGTACGGCTTCCGGATGGGTGGGGGAAACGGATACGCGATCCCAGACTGCCACCTCCAGACTGGAGCTGATTGAACCTCTCATGGGGGAAATTTACGGCAACCCGCAGGCTACCCAGAAAATGCTGGACGATGCCTTCTTCAACGTGGAGGCCTGGATCAACAGCGAGCTGGCAACCGAATTTGCCGAACAGGAAGAAATTGCCTTTACCTCAGGCGATGGCACCAAGAAGCCGAAAGGGTTCCTGGCGTATGAATCCACTGATGAAACCGACAAGGTCCGGGCGTTCGGCAAACTTCAGCATATTGTATCCGGCGAAGCGACCGCGGTGACCGCAGACGCCATTATCAAACTGATTTACACGCTGCGTAAGGCACACCGCACTGGCGCGAAGTTCATGATGAACAACAACAGCCTGTTTGCCATCCGTCTGCTGAAAGACACCGAGGGTAACTATCTGTGGCGTCCGGGGCTGGAACTGGGGCAGCCGTCCTCTCTGGCGGGTTACGGTATCGCTGAAAACGAACAGATGCCGGATATCGCCGCTGATGCGAAAGCCATTGCATTTGGTAACTTCAAACGGGGTTACACCATCGTTGACCGTATCGGCACCCGCATTCTGCGTGACCCGTACACCAATAAACCGTTTGTCGGTTTTTATACCACCAAGCGCACCGGCGGGATGCTGGTCGATTCGCAGGCCATCAAACTGCTGAAGATTGCAGCGGCGTAATCACTCAGGGGCGTGGAACCGCGCCCCCTGTTCTGACGGGTGAAGAATCATGATCCTGAAACAAGATCTGAAATGGTCACCGGACGGTATGCGTGTTGAGGTCATTCGGGCCGGTGAGTATGACGACGGGACGCTTCCTGCCCGGGTGCAGGAGATTGCACTTCAGGCCGGGTTAGCAGAGCGCGGAACCAGTGCAAAAAGCAGTAAAGCGACAAAAGAGAAAAAAGCCACGACCAGTAAAGAGGGCTGAGTATGCTTCTGACAATGGAAGAGATTAAAGCCCAACTCCGGCTGGATGAGGATTTCGATGCTGATGACCGCCATCTGCAACTGCTGGCCTGTGCGGCGCAAAAGCGGACGGAAACGTATCTGAACCGGAAGCTCTATGCTCCGGATGAAACCATTCCGGACAGCGATCCGGACGGGCTGCAACTGCCGGATGATATTCGTCTGGGGATGCTGATGCTTATCAGCCATTTTTACGAAAACCGCTCGTCGGTTACGGAAGTGGAGAAACTCGACATGCCGCAGAGTTTTGGCTGGCTTGTCGGCCCGTACAGGTACTTTCCGCAATGAAAATTCGTCAGGCGCAGACCAGCGCAACCTACATTCTGCCGGACCCCGGCGAACTGAATAAACGCGTCCTGATTCGCCAGCGGGTGGATATGCCCGCGGATAACTTTGGCGTGGAGCCTCAATACCCGGTTACGTTCCGGACATGGGCGAAGGTTATCCAGACCAGTGCCACCACCTGGCAGGAAACCGCGCAGACCGGGGACGCCATCACCCATTACATCACCATTCGTTACCGCCGGGGGATCACCGCTGATTATGAGGTGGTCTGCGGTGACAGTGTGTACCGGGTGAAACGTCAGCGCGATCTGAACGGGGCGCGGCGCTTTCTGCTGCTGGAGTGTACGGAGCTGGGCGAATGTAGGCAGAGTCACGGAGGCAACAATGACGACTTCCTTTTTGCACGTTGATTTTCAGCAGCCCGCGGAGATGCGCTTTAACCGCGCCCGTGTCAGGCGGGCGTTTGTCACGATTGGTCAGCGTCATATGCGTGATGCCCGTCGGCTGGTGATGCGCCGTGCGCGGTCGGCACCGGGTGAAAACCCCGGTTATCAGACCGGACGCCTGGCTCGTTCGATTGGTTACATGGTACCCAGAGCCAGTAAACATCGCCCTGGTTTTATGGCACGTATAGCCCCTAACCAGCGTAATGGAGAGGGAAACCGCCGTATCACCGGTGATTTTTATCCGGCTTTTCTGTTCTATGGCGTGAGGCGAGGGGCAAAGCGTCGTCGCAGCCATCATCGTGGTGCATCCGGTGGCAGCGGCTGGCGACTGGCTCCACGTAATAACTTTATGGTGGAAACTCTTGAAAAGAACCGCAGCTGGACACGCTATTTTCTGGCGCGGGAATTGCGTAAATCACTGAAGCCGGAGCGACGACACAGATGAAACTGACGCCTGTTATTGCTGCGCTGCGTGCCCGCTGCCCGTATTTTGAAAACCGGGTGGCAGGCGCGGCACAGTTCAAAAATCTGCCGGAGGTCGGAAAGCTGAGACTCCCGGCGGCGTATGTGGTACCGGGTGATGACTCTCCGGGAGAAAACAAAAGCCAGACCGACTACTGGCAGGAGCTGAAAGAGGGCTTCTCCGTGGTTGTCATACTGAGTAACGGGCGTGATGAGCGCGGTCAGTTTGCCTCGTATGATGTGGTGGACGATGTCCGGCAGATGCTCTTTAAGGCCCTGCTGGGCTGGAACCCGGAAGCGTGCGGTAACCCGATTACCTATGACGGCGGCACGCTGCTGGATCTGAATCGTCATGAGCTGATTTATCAGTTCGATTTTTCGGTCATCAGCGAGCTGACCGAAGACGATACCCGCCAGCAGGATGAGCTGAACAGTCTGGATGAACTGCGAACGCTGGCGATTGATGTTGATTATCTCGATCCCGGTAACGGGCCTGACGGCGATATCGAACATCACACCGAAATAACCCTTCCTTCCTGAGAATCTTCATGTTTGTGAAACCTGTTAAAGGGCGGTCAGTGCCTGACCCTGCCCGCGGTGACCTTTTGCCCGCCGAAGGGCGAAATGTTGACGAGAACAACTACTGGCTGCGCCGTGAAGCAGCGGGTGATATCCGGCGCGTGAATAAAAAGGTGAACACCGATGACGATAAGCTTTAACACCATTCCGTCGAATACGCTGGTTCCGCTGTTTTATGCGGAAATGGATAACTCGGCGGCGAATACTGCACAGGACAGCGGGGCATCGTTGCTGATTGGTCACGCCAATAACGGTGCAGAGATTGTTGCCAACAGTCTGGTGCTGATGCCGTCGGCAGACTATGCACGCCAGATTTGTGGTGCGGGAAGTCAGCTGGCGCGTATGGTCGAGGCTTATCGCCAGACCGACCCGTTTGGCGAGCTGTATGTGATTGCCGTTCCGGAAGCCACAGGCGCGGCGGCAACGGTTACGCTGACGGTGACCGGAGCAGCAACCGAAACCGGCACGGTGAATGTGTATGTGGGACGTACCCGCGTGCAGGCACCGGTGACCAACGGCGATAACGTCACGACGATTGCCAGCAGTATCCAGGATGCCATCAATGCCGTTCCGGCCCTGCCGTTTACGGCCTCATCTTCGGCAGGCGTGGTCACACTGACCGCGCGTCATAAGGGGCTTTGCGGGAATGAAATTCCTGTCAGCCTCAATTACTACGGCTTTGGTGGGGGCGAAGTGCTGCCAGCGGGCGTACAGATTGCCGTGGCGACGGGTACCGCCGGAGCGGGCGCTCCGGTTCTCACCGGCGCGGTGGCTGCAATGGCGGATGAGCCGTTTGATTATATCGGCCTGCCGTTCAACGACACGGCCTCCGTTAACACGCTGGTGACCGAGATGAACGATACCAGCGGTCGCTGGAGCTATGCGCGTCAGCTGTATGGTCATGTGTATACGGCAAAGATCGGCACGCTGTCAGAACTGGTGACCGCAGGTGACCAGTTTAACCAGCAGCACATTACCCTGGCGGGGTACGAAAAAGAGACCCAGACGCCTGCCGACGAACTGGCGGCAAGCCGTACCGCCCGCGCAGCGGTGTTTATCCGCAACGATCCGGCACGTCCCACGCAGACCGGTGAGCTGGTGGGTATGCTGCCTGCGCCGAAGGGGAAACGGTTCACGATGACCGAGCAACAGACCCTGCTGTCTCATGGCGTGGCAACGGCGTATGTCGAAAGCGGGGTGCTGCGCATTCAGCGTGATGTCACCACGTACAGGAAAAATGCTTACGGGGTTGCGGATAACAGCTACCTCGACAGCGAGACGCTGCATACCAGTGCGTATGTACTGCGCAAACTGAAATCCGTCATTACCAGTAAGTACGGGCGTCACAAGCTTGCCAGCGACGGCACCCGCTTTGGTCCCGGTCAGGCGATTGTCACCCCGGCGGTGATCAAAGGGGAACTGCTGGCAACCTACCGTCAGCTTGAGCGTGCGGGGATCGTGGAAAACTACGAACTGTTTAAGCAGTACCTGGTTGTGGAGCGTGATGCCAGCGATCCGAACCGCCTGAACACGCTGTTCCCGCCTGACTATGTTAACCAGTTGCGTGTCTTTGCCGTGGTTAACCAGTTCCGTCTTCAGTATTCAGAGGAGTCCGCATAATGGCCCGTATCGGGGGAACCTGTTATTTCAAAATTGACGGTCAGCAGCTATCGCTGACCGGCGGCATTGAGGTGCCCATGAACAGGACGGTCAATGATGACATCATCGGCCTGGACGGTTCAGTGGACCGCAAGGAAACTCACCGTGCGCCTTATGTCAAAGGGACCTTCAAGGTGCCGAAGAATTTTCCGGTGAACAAAATCACCTCGTCTGATGAGATGACCATCACTGCCGAGCTGGCGAACGGTCAGGTCTATGTACTGTCGTCTGCCTGGCTGCACGGCGAAGCGAACCATAATGCCGAAGAAGGCACGGTTGATCTTGAGTTCCACGGTGAAGAAGGGGATTACCAGTGATTGAGCTTGAGTTAAAGAAACCGATTACTGCTCATGGCGAGACACTCTCCGTACTGGAGTTTGATGAGCCCACCGGGAAGGATGTCCGCGAGCTGGGGTATCCCTACCAGATGAATCAGGATGAGTCAGTCAGACTTCTGGCGCATGTGGTGTCGAAATACATTGTGCGGCTGGCGAAAGTGCCGCAAAGCTCTGTCGACCAGATGTCTCCGGCAGACCTGAATGCAGCGGCGTGGCTTGTGGCTGGTTTTTTCCTCCAGGCCTGACGGCTGAATACCTCACTGATCGCTTCTTTGACTGCGCCAGCTACTGGCGCATTAATCCTTTCGAATTGCTGAATATGCCGATCAGTGAAATTCCCTTACTGGTCAGTCAGGCAAACAGGATAGAGCAGGAGAAACGCACACATGGCTGAATTTGAGCTTAAGGCGTTGATCACCGGTGTCGACAGGCTTTCTCCCGCGCTGTCGAAAATGCAAAAGAAAATCCGGGGATTTAAACGCCAGGCGGAAGAAGCGTCACAGGGTGGGCTGGCGCTTGGTGGCGGACTGGCAGCGGGTCTGACGCTTTCCCTGAAATCTTATGCCGATCAGGAAAACGCCGCCACCGGGCTGAAAGTCGCCATGATGGATGCGAACGGCGAGGTTGGAAAGAGCTTTCAGGACATCAATAAACTAGCTATTGGCCTGGGTAACCAGCTACCCGGTACAACGGCTGATTTCCAGAACATGATGCAGATGCTGGTGCGTCAGGGGATCCCGGCAGAAAACATTCTGGGTGGTGTGGGTAAAGCGACAGCTTATCTTGCGGTACAACTGAAAAAAACACCGGAAGCGGCTGCTGAGTTTGCTGCAAAGATGCAGGATGCTACCGGAACGGCGTCAGAAGACATGATGGGGCTGTTCGACACTATCCAGAAGGCGTTTTATCTGGGCGTTGACGATACCAACATGTTGTCCTTCTTCACTAAAACCAGTTCTGTTCTGAAGATGGTGAACAAGGACGGTCTTCAGGCTGCACAGAGCCTTGCCCCCATCAGCGTCATGATGGATCAGATGGGGATGAACGGGGAGTCGGCAGGTAATGCCCTGCGAAAAGTTATCCAGTCCGGATTAAGCGTTAAGAAAATCAGGGACGTTAATAAAGTTATGGCCCGCCAGAAACTCGGGGTACAGCTCGATTTTACTGACGGCAAAGGAAGTTTTGGCGGTCTTGATAACATGTTCAGGCAACTGGCAAAGCTGCGAAAACTGACCGACGTTAAGCGAACAGGTGTACTTAAGGCAATATTTGGTGATGATGCTGAAACCCTTCAGGTGGTCAATGCTCTGATCGATAAAGGAAAGGATGGTTACGATCAGATCCAGCAGAAGATGAATAAACAGGCCAGCCTGAATAAACGTGTTCAGGCCCAGCTTGGTACGCTGTCCAACCTGTGGGAGGCAATGACGGGGACCGCAACTAACGGCCTTGCGGCTATTGGCGGCGCATTTTCTGGTGACGCCAAAAATATCACGCAATGGCTGGGAGAGTTAGGGGAAAAATTCACGAAGTTTGCGGATGAAAATCCCCGGGTTATTCGCGGCGTCGTCGGGCTTGCTGCCGGTCTTGCGATTCTGAAACTGGGATTGATGGGCGTTGGCGGTGCCATCAGTATTGTCAGCAGGATCATGTCGATGACGCCGATTGGAATGATTGCGACGGCGATAGCCCTGGCTGCGGGATTAATTATCACTAACTGGGATGTTGTCGGACCTTATTTCAAGAAGCTCTGGGAAACCATTGGTCCTTATTTTGAGGCTGGCTGGGAACTTCTGAAGAAGGTTTTTGCCTGGTCGCCGCTGGGGATGGTAATCAATAACTGGGGACCGGTTGTTAAGTGGTTTCAGGATATGTGGGACAAGCTGAAGCCAATTATTGAGTGGTTTACCGACAGTTCCGGTGACACGGTCGATGTCATTAACTCTGCGCAGTGGGGCGCGGGTGCTTATGATGCTTATGGGACGGGAATACCGGCACGGGGATACACACCTTATCAGGCGGTAGATCCGGCTCAGTCAAACAACGCCTCCGATGCCACAGGCCCGAATCCCTTCATGATTAACAAAGCTTCTGCGCCAAAAGTTGATGGTGAGATCAAGGTCTCTTTTGTGAATTCGCCTCCGGGTATGCGGGTTATGGAAACGCGATCCAGCGGTTTTGATGTCAGCCATGATGTTGGCTATACGCGCTTTGGCAGGTAATGAAAAATTAATCTGTTAATGAGTCCCACTCCGGTGGGATTTTTTATGTACGGAGTTTATATGACGTGGAAAGACAGACTTCAGGACGCGTCATTTCGCGGTGTGCCGTTTAAGGTTGAAGAAGAAAGTGCGGGAACCGGTCGTCGTGTGGAAACGCACGAATACCCGAACCGCGACAAACCCTATACCGAAGACCTGGGGAAAATCACTTTCCGCCCGTCCATCACAGCTTATGTGGTGGGAGATGACTGCTTTGACCAGCGCGATCGCCTGATTGACGCGCTGAATAAACCCGGTCCCGGCACGCTTGTCCATCCGACTTACGGTGAGCTGAAAGTCTGTGTTGACGGGGAAGTTCGGGTCAGCACATCGAAGAGTGAAGGGCGTATTGTCCGCTTTGACCTGAAGTTTGTCGAAGCGGGAGAACTCTCTTACCCCACTTCAGGTGCGGCGACGGCGCAGACGCTGATGTCATCCTGTTCTGCACTGGATGACTGCATCAGTGACAGCTTCAGTGGTTTCAGTATCGATGGCGTGGCAGATTTTGTGCAGAACGACGTCGTCGGTAATGCCAGCACAATGCTTGGGTATGTTTCTGATGCGATGAAAGTGGTGGATTCTGCCGTATCGGATGCCGCCAGGCTGTTGCAGGGGGATATCTCGGTACTTCTGCCGCCGCCATCGTCAGGCAAAAATTTCGTTGAGCAGGTGCAGAAAATGTGGCGTACCGGGAAACGCCTTTATGGTAACGCCAGCGACCTGGTCACCATGATCAAAACGCTTTCCGGTGTCAGCCTCGGCAGCGATCTGCAACCGCGCGGCGTCTGGAAAACGGACAGTAAAACCACCGCCACGGCGACGCAGCAGCGTAACGTGGTTGCCAGCACCCTTCGTACGGCCGCAATCAGCGAAGCGGCGTATGCCGTCACCCGATTGCCTGCGCCAACAACTTCCGCGGTGATGCAGAATGCCGCAGTGGGGCAGGCAACAACACCCGCGCAGAGCACTGGCTGGCCTTCCGTCACGCATCCGGCACTGAACAATGCACCGGCGGTGAAAAGCACGGTTGACCTGCCGACGTGGGAAGAACTGACTGACATTCGCGACACACTGAATACGGCAATTGATAAGGAGTTGTCCCGAACAACCAGTGATGCGCTGTTTCTGGCGCTGCGCCGGGTGAAAGCAGATCTGAATGCGGATATCAACACGCGCCTTGAACAGTCTGCACGGATCATTCAGCGCACGCCGGATGAGGTTTTACCCGCGCTGGTGCTGGCGGCGACCTGGTTTGATAACGCGGCGCGTGACGCGGACATTATCCGGCGTAATGCCATTACGCATCCCGGCTTTGTGCCGGTGATCCCTCTGAAGGTGCCAGTGCAATGAACGATAACGTCACGCTACGGGTAAATGGCCGGGAGTGGAATGGCTGGACATCGGTGCGCATCGGTGCCGGTGTTGAACGACTGGCGCGGGATTTCAGTGTGGAGATCACCCGCCAGTGGCCGGGAGATGAGGGTATTACCACGCTTCAGTCGCGCATTAAAAACGGTTCAAAAGTGGAGGTGCTGATTGGTGATGAGCTGGTGATCACCGGCTGGGTGGAGGCGACGCCCGTTCGTTACGATGCCCGTTCGGTCAGCACCGGTATTGCCGGACGTAGTCTTACCGCTGACCTGATTGACTGTGCAGCCGAACCGACACAGTTTAACGGACGATCGCTGGTACAGATTGCGCAGGCGCTTGCTGCGCCTTTCGGCATTGAGGTGGTGAACAGCGGTGCGCCGTCGGGTGTTATTCCTGATGTCCAGCCTGATCACGGTGAAACGGTGATTGAGGTGATCAACAAAATACTCGGTCAGCAGCAGGCGCTGGCTTACGACGACCCGCACGGCAGGCTGGTGATTGGTGGTATTGGCTCAACGCGGGCACATACCGCGCTGGTACTTGGGGAAAACATCCTTTCCTGCGATACGGAGAAGAGTATCCGGGAGCGGTTTTCTGTTTACCAGGTGGCGGGGCAGCGTGCCGGAAACGACGATGATTTCGGTGAGGCCACCACCACCGCGCTGCGGGCCCGCACAGAGGACGCATTAATTGCCCGTTACCGTCCGATGTATATCAGGCAGACAGGGCAGGCTACGGGGGCAGGCTGTATTGCGCGTGCTGACTTTGAAGCCCGGCAACGGGCGGCGCGGACGGATGAAACCACCTATGTAGTGCAGGGCTGGCGACAGGGTAACGGTACGCTGTGGCAACCCAACCAGCGGGTGATTGTCTTTGATCCGGTCTGTGGTTTTGACAATACCGAACTGCTTGTTTCGGAAGTCACGTTTACTCAGGACCAGAACGGCACCCTGACGGAAATCCGTGTCGGCCCGCCTGATGCTTATCTGCCTGAACCTGAAGACCCCGGCGCGCGGAAAAAGAAAAAAGCCAGAGTACAGGAGGACCCGTTCTGATGAGGACGATTGAAGCCATGCAGCGACAACTTCTCGGCCTGATTGGGCGGGCAGTGGTGAAAAGCATCAGTGCCGCCACGAAATGTCAGACCGTGGATGTGTCCCTGATTGCCGGTGAACCCAAAGCCGGGGTTGAACATCTTGAACCCTACGGTTTTACCGCAAGGGCAAACAGCGGTGCGGAAGCGGTGGTGTTGTTTCCGGATGGCGACCGTTCTCATGCGGTGGTTGTTACGGTGTCGGACCGGCGCTACCGCATGAAAGGGCTGCAGACGGGGGAGGTGGCTGTCTATGACGATCAGGGGCAGTCTGTGACGCTGACCCGGGAGGGGATCGTGGTGGACGGTGCAGGTAAAACGATCACGTTTCGCAATGCGCCCAGAGCACGTTTTGAAATGGACCTGGAAGTGACCGGACAGGTGAAAGACCTGTGCGACTCCGGCGGCACCACCATGTCAGCGATGCGGCTTGCCTATAACGGCCATCGTCACAGAGAGAACGGTCAGGGCAGTAACACCGACAAACCGGATAAAGCGATGGAGGCATGATGGAACTGTGGCTGACGGTGAACGGTAAACGCACCTGCGCCAGCGCACCGCTGGATCCGCTGACCCGCGCCGTGGTGATTTCCCTGTTCACCTGGCGGCGGGCGGAGCCTGATGACAATGCCGACGTCCCGATGGGATGGTGGGGGGATACCTGGCCTGCGGTACAGAATGACCGTTACGGCTCCCGGCTGTGGCTGCTTCAGCGCGGCAAACTGACCAATCAGCTGGTGCAGACGGTAAGGGGGTATATCCGCGAATGCCTGCAATGGATGATTGATGACGGTGTGGTGTCCCGTATTGATCTGGATATCCGCCGCACCGGGATTAATGAACTGGGTAACAGTATCACTCTCTGGCGTCGTGACGGACCGGTAATGATTTCTTTTGATGATCTGTGGAGTGCGATAACGCATGGCGGACAGTGAATTTCAGCGCCCGACGCTGGCAGAAAATATCAGTATGCTCCGTAACGATTTATTCGCCAGGCTGGACGTCAGCGACACGCTCCGGCGCATGGATGAAGACGTGCGGGCAAAGGTGTATGCGGCGGCGCTGCATACGGTTTACGGTTACATCGATTATCTGGCAATGAACATGCTGCCTGACCTGTGCGATGAGTCCTGGCTGGCGCGACATGCTGCGATGAAACGGTGTCCGCGCAAGGGGGCCACGGCTGCCAGCGGGTATATGCGCTGGGAAGGTGTCAGCGATGGCCTGAAGGTGACCGCCGGGAGTGTTATTCAGCGCGATGACCTGGTTCAGTACACGGCAACTGCCGATGCAACCAGCTCCGGTGGTGTCCTGCGCGTGCCGATCGCCTGCTCAAGTGCAGGCGCGGTCGGTAACGCTGACGACGGTACGTCATTAATCCTGGTCACGCCGGTGAATGGTCTGCCGTCTTCCGGCGTGGCAGACACTCTGACAGGTGGATTTGATACTGAAGAGCTGGAAACGTGGCGCGCCCGCGTCATTGAGCGGTATTACTGGACGCCTCAGGGCGGGGCTGACGGGGACTATGTTGTCTGGGCTAAAGAAGTGCCAGGCATTACCCGTGCATGGACATACCGCCACTGGATGGGAACGGGGACTGTCGGTGTGATGATTGCCAGCAGTGACCTGATTAATCCCATTCCGGAAGAATCAACGGAAACGGCGGCAAGACAACACATTGAGCCACTGGCCCCGGTGGCAGGCTCTGATTTGTATGTATTCAGGCCGGTGGCGCATAAAGTGGATTTTCATATCCGCGTGACGCCGGACACACCGGAAATACGGGCTGCCATCACCGCCGAGTTGCGTTCGTTCCTGCTGCGTGATGGTTATCCGCAGGGAGAACTGAAGGTGTCGCGTATCAGTGAGGCGATTTCCGGTGCGAACGGGGAATACAGCCATCAGTTGCTTGCACCGGCGGACAATATCTCCATTGCAAAAAATGAACTGGCGGTACTGGGGACGATTTCATGGACGTGACAAACGATGATTACATCCATCTGTTGTCGGCACTGTTGCCTCCCGGTCCGGCGTGGTCAGCCAGCGATCCGGCGATTGCCGGTGCGGCACCGTCATTAACTCGCGTTCATCAGCGTGCGGATGCCCTGATGCGGGAGCTGGATCCGCGCACCACCACCGAACTGATAAATCGCTGGGAGCGTCTGTGCGGCCTGCCGGATGAATGTATTCCCGCAGGGACACAGACCCTTCGCCAGCGTCAGCAACGACTGGATGCGAAGGTTAACCTAGCGGGCGGCATCAATGAGGATTTTTACCTTGCACAGCTTGCTGCCCTGGGCAGACCAGACGCCACCATCACGCGATACGACAAAAGCACGTTCACCTGCTCATCGGTCTGTACTGACGCGGTGAATGCGCCGGAATGGCGGTATTACTGGCAGGTCAACATGCCAGCCGCCACCAACACCACCTGGATGACATGTGGCGACCCCTGCGATTCCGCACTGCGTATCTGGGGGGACACCGTTGTCGAATGTGTGCTTAACAAACTCTGCCCGTCGCATACCTACGTAATTTTTAAATATCCGGAGTAATCCATGCATCGTATAGACACGAAAACCGCGCAGAAGGATAAGTTCGGCGCGGGTAAGAACGGTTTTACCCGTGGTAACCCCCAGACCGGCACGCCTGCCACCGATCTGGATGATGACTACTTTGACATGTTGCAGGAAGAGCTTTGTGGCGTGGTGGAGGCATCCGGTGCCAGCCTGGAGAAGGGGAGGCACGACCAGCTGCTTACCGCGCTTCGTGCGCTGCTGTTAAGCCGCAAGAATCCGTTTGGCGATATCAAATCGGATGGCACCGTGAAAACAGCTCTCGAAAACCTTGGTTTGGGAGAAGGCTCTGCATTACCTGTTGGTGTGCCTGTTCCATGGCCTTCAGCCACACCGCCAACAGGCTGGCTGAAATGCAACGGTGCGGCTTTTTCTGCTGAAGAATACCCGGAACTGGCAAAGGCTTATCCGACAAATAAATTGCCTGATTTACGTGGTGAGTTTATTCGTGGCTGGGATGACGGGCGCGGTATTGATGCAGGACGTGTTTTATTGAGCATTCAGACAGGGATGCTGGAAAAACACCGCCATATTGTTGTTGCCAATGATGGTTACGACACAAAAGATGAATGGGAACTGGCTACGATTTTCAAAAAGACATACACACAAGGACGGGGACTTGATGCCGCAAATACAGGAGGGAGTCTGATCCCATCACCGACACTTCATTCACGAGGGAGTATCGGTAATACTGGCGGGAGTGAAACCCGTCCACGAAATATTGCATTTAACTATATCGTGAGGGCTGCATAATGGATAACGCCGTATTAAATAGCGAGCTTATTGCCACGAAGGCGGGGAATATTACCGTCTATAACTATGATGGTAAAACTCGGGAATATATTTCTACTTCAAATGAATATCTTGCCATTGGTGTCGGTATCCCTGCATATTCCTGTCTGGATGAACCTGGTATACATAAGGCGGGTTATGCTATCTGCCGTTCGATGGATTTAAACTCATGGGAATATGTGCCAGACCATCGCGGTGAAATCGTCTATAACACCGAAACGGGAGACGCCAAAGAAATCACAGCTCCGGGTGATTATCCTGAAAATACAACCACTATCGCCCCGTTAACGCCATTCGATAAATGGGATGGTAAGAAATGGGTGACCGATACTGAGGCACAGCATAGCGCCGCAGTAGACGCGGCAGAAGCACAGCGTCAGTCACTGATTGATACTGCAATGGCTTCCATCAGTCTGATTCAACTGAAATTGCAGGCCGGGCGGAAGCTGACGCAGGCAGAAACCACCCGACTTAACGCTGTGCTGGATTACATTGACGCGGTGACGGCAACAGATACGAGCACCGCGCCGGATGTCATCTGGCCTGAACTGCCGGAGGCGTAGGCCATTCAATATCTGGCGCACCGGAAGTATCGACCAGTTCCAGTGCGTCCAGGTAATCCAGCCACAAATTATATTGCGCCAGTTCGTCACCTTTCAGACGACCAATAGCCGCTTTACCAGGCCATTGTTTACTGTTCATATAATCGTTGGCCTGATTAATCAATTGCTGCTTCTCCAGTTCGGCTGCAGCAATTTGTTCCTCATGTGTTGGTGGTGGAATTTCGGACCATGCAGGAAAACCATTTTCTCCAGCGATACGGATTTTTCCTTTCGGCGGTAATCCGGAAAACTCAATATACACTTGCTCATCAACTTCAACAGCATCATCTGGCCATGAGTCAGCTTGAGTGTAATCCTCTTTCATCTCCAGCGGATAGAAAGAGTTTGTAGTCGCGGAATATATGTAATTCATTTTTCACTCCATATAGCTAAATTAACAGCCTAACGCTAAAAATGAAGCGCCGAGGCCAGGAGTACTGGCTCTGGATATAAATTTAACCGGGTCGGGACTAAAACCTGCACAGGCAATATAACCAACAGCCCCGCTATCTGGTGTATAGTCTTGTGAGACCAAAACACGCAGACATCTGTTTGGAAATGCAATTGGGAAATGGGTTACTACATCCTGTGCAATGCCTGGAGCGCCGATTGAGCCCCACTGAAGAATAAAACCTGATGGTAATTTTTGATATCCAGTACCTGAAACAGAAAGCGTGAAGCTACCCATATCAGGTATCTGATTCGCCCCTGTCCCTACATTCCTTTTAGCCGCTTCTCCCAAACCAACGTTTATGAAAATGCAGAAATAACGAGCAAATGGCATCATTCCTGCTTTTGTCAGGGGGATCTACCATGCTTATTGGCTATGTACGCGTATCAACAAATGACCAGAACACAGATCTACAACGTAATGCGCTGAACTGTGCAGGATGCGAGCTGATTTTTGAAGACAAGATAAGCGGCACAAAGTCCGAAAGGCCGGGACTGAAAAAACTGCTCAGGACATTATCGGCAGGTGACACTCTGGTTGTCTGGAAGCTGGATCGGCTGGGGCGTAGTATGCGGCATCTTGTCGTGTTGGTGGAGGAGTTGCGCGAACGAGGCATCAACTTTCGTAGTCTGACGGATTCAATTGATACCAGCACACCAATGGGGCGTTTTTTCTTTCATGTGATGGGTGCCCTGGCTGAAATGGAGCGTGAACTGATTGTTGAACGAACAAAAGCTGGACTGGAAGCTGCTCGCGCACAGGGACGAATTGGTGGACGTCGTCCCAAACTTACACCAGAACAATGGGCGCAGGCCGGACGATTAATTGCAGCAGGAATTCCTCGCCAGAAGGTGGCGATCATCTATGATGTTGGTGTATCGACACTGTATAAGAAGTTTCCGGTCGGAGATAAATGAAACCGCAGGCTCGTCGTATGCAAGAAAGTGCTGCGGCTGGCTGGCCAGCTTCTGATAGTGCGAATATTGAATGATTTCCAGCCGTTATCGATTTTACATATTTTTGTATGAGAGGATTTTTACCTCCTCCCACCTATCCTCCATGACTTTACGCCACTGTCTCTAGGGCTGCTATGTGCCAGAAGCGGACTTCATTAGATTCTTTGTTTTTTGTGTTAATATACTTACAATCCCATCATCAACTAACAACCCAATCATCAGATAATATATCACTGATATTGAAAATATAGGTATGGTTATTTTTACCATCTGAAATGACGATTTTTTTTAAGTTGAATCTTTCTGATATGATATGCGTTGCAAATTGTGGGATTATTAAAAACAAAGCCTCTACCTTACTGATTAATTCAATGTTGACTTTAGGTCTGAAGTTTGCATCATGAACCACTTTGTGCCTAATGTAAAATGCTTCCTCTATGAGGGCTCTCCAGTCTGGAAATATATTTTCTATCGATAAATCTTGGGAAATTTGGCCACTCAGACCGCAAGGAGATATATTAGTTGTACATATGTAGTTTAAAAAACTCTCACCCCACATGCCATTATATGCTTCTTCAAGGTCGTTTAAGTTTTGAAAGTTAAAGCTTTTACTCAATAACTCTGATAGATTTATCTCAGTGTTTATATTGATAGATGTTTCTGTTCTCATTTTAGATAGTAGTGTTGTAATTCTAGATTCATCAACTGAATGCACGAAAACAAAAACGTCTCTAAAATATGTTTCCCAGCAACTGATTAGAAATACAAAATATTGTCGATATGCTGTTTTATAAATATCTATTTTCTTATCTTTCGTTGAAATAAGTGAATGCATAAGTCGACAATTTTCTGCAAAATTTAGTAGGAAAGACATTGAGAAGTCTTCTATAGCTCCTCTTGATTCGCGAAGAGATAGCAATTCATCAATAATTTTTTTATTGATTTTCCTAATCTTTTTCAATTGCATGCCTCGTTTTTGCTTAAGTAAAGTTGATTTTGGAGTTTCGTCAATCATGTTATCTTATTAGATTTAAAGATAAAGTAACTTTTTGCATAAGCTTTGCGACAAAGATAGCTTTAATGAAAGGCCTTATAGAGCTACTTGGCCATAAAAATTTTTACGATGAATTCGAATTCAGCGTCCGCTCCTCGCTTAAAGCTGTCCTTGGGCCTAACCTACGATAGCTTCGTGCCAGAAGCGGACATTACTAAGATAGTAACGTATCAAACGGTGGGACAAGTCATGCCAAGTGCGGAAGTGGCTAACAACCATCTGTGTTGTTTAACGGGGAACAGGTCATTCCATTGACCCGATCATTTATGTTGCGCTGACGCTTAGGTGATAAAAAGCCGCCTATGCCCGTCTATCTTTGGGGATCCGCAATGAAGTTGATTGTGAGGTTATTAGGCTGGGTCTTCTCATTTATAAGTTGTTGAAGTAGCAACGAATTATCGAGCGATTTATCCCGATTAAATGTCTCACTATTACTCTTAATCGGTAAATTCATAGTTTGGCCGCATTGAGAAACGCCACAGAGGCAGGCCTCCCCCTTTGTAATCATCAGGGATGGTTACCGTGAAAAGTCTGACATTCTGCCGGGTGTCAACTGACCTGATCTGGCTGTCGTGTACAGTCTGCTCGTTAAAGGCCGACGTGACCAGCGAACTCAGCGTACCTATAAAGTCGAAACCCTGTCTTTTGTAATTTTCGTCGTCTTCCGGGGAAAATGTGTATCGGATGCTCTCAAGCTGACCATCAGTGAATATTGCCTCCGATCCGGGGCAGAGCCACTCTCCGTAGCGCATCAGATGAAACGCCGTGTTCATTTCAAATTTATCCGTTACTTGTCTGTCATTGCAGTAAATTTTAATCTCGCCAATTGTAAAATGGGCGATGCCTTCGGGACTAACTGAAACTTCTTTGGTCCGGTCGGGGATAAGCTCAAAAACCAGATCGGGTTCTGTTGCTATCGATAGGTCGCCCAGCAGGTACATCTCACTTTTTGCGAGCGCCGAGGCCTGCGTCAAGGTATGTTCACGCTCTAGCTCCTTCATTGAGGAGCGTGCAACCAGCGCCCACCGGCGCAGCATCCTGATGTAGATGGCATAATAAACTGGAATACCATGGAGCTCACCGTACTTTTCAACCTTATCACTGTACGATTTCTTCAGGCGATAATCGTCAGCCACGTCATCCGCGTTAAAGTTTTTTACTTCCACAAAGATCTGACGGCGATCCTTCAGTATAATGCGATAGTCAGGTGCCACCAGATCGGGATCGGCTGACATCAAGTCTCCGGCGTCTTCCTGTTTAAGAAACTGGCAGTGGTTCAGTGCGGCGCAAACGTGTTTAAATAGGTTTTCTATTCTTTTCCCGTTCAGCAGAATTGGATTCTGATGGGAAGCGATTAATGACGTGGTGACCTTTTGTATAAAGTCATCCTGGTGCTCGGGGTTTTTAATATCGTAATTATAGATCTGGCCCAACGAGGAAAAAAGCTCAAAGGCTTCAAATCGTTCGGGATTCCTCTTGATTCTTTCCATTAATGACTCCGCAGCTAATAAATACAACGAAATGAGATCACTTGTTTCTCTGAAGTTACCTGAAAACTGCATTCTGCACGGCGATTAAAGCGGCTATGGGCCCACGCTGGCACACAGGCGTGCCGTGCGACTAAAGCGCTATCAGATTCGTCCATCGTATAGTTTTGCAATTTCCGTAGCAGCCTTCTCAATGCCGGGGTACACCGTGCTTTCGTTAATGCCAAGGCGGCTCAGTTGCTGCATCAGATGCTCTTTGTTTCTAATAACAAGCTTTTTGATGTTCAGCGTACTGAGTCCCGTTTCCGGTAGGTCTACGTTTTCACCAAAGAGCAGGAAAGCGCCTGATTGGGACGAAATACGTGCGTTACTGAGCCGACCTTTGACCACAACAATTTTACTTAGGTGGACCGGATCGATGATGCTTTTGAAATAGGACTTTTCATCGCGGATCAGGTGTAGTAGTTGTCCGCACTCTTCAGATTCGTTAAACGCCGGAATGGTGAGATTAGTTTTCAGGCTGCTTTTGAAACGAGAGGGAAGACGGGAAAGATTGGCTATGCAACTTACGGTATCCGAGTCGAAAAACTTAATTTCACTTTTGGGCGTCGTCAGAATAATGACGTTCCCGTCAATTTCATGATTATTTTCATCGTGCTTGATTTTAGAGCAGGCAAAATATAGTGCGATCAAGGGGTTTGTTGATACATCAAGCAGGCGTGTGGGTAGGCCATAGTGTTGCATGCGCACGAGTTTATCTAGCATATACCGATCGTCTTTGAACTCGGCGGGCTGCACGGTCAGCAGCTCTGTTATCATGTCCGATTCGTGATGGCGGTAGCGATAGTTACCCTGAGTATCCTTGCGGAACAGTGAGGGTTCCAGTTGGTAGTTGATGTCCGAGTGACCGCGGTAAAATACCTCTTCATCGTTTCCCTGTGTATGATCGAGTATCACCTGCAAGTACTGATTGATATTCGCAATGATCTCTAGTTCTTCATTATTCTCCGGTGCTTCCGCACTCGCTGCTGCGGGCTCAACATTAGAATAGCCTTCAAGGCCTAAAACACGCAGAATCTCATTTACGGAAATCTCTTTGACCGCCCAGAACGTTCTGTTTAGTCCGAAACTGCCCAGCTCCAGCTCACTTACGTACTCTTTATCGCTGGTTAAAGGCTTGTAGCCGATATCACTGGTAATCTCATAATCAAACGCTAAAACTTTTTCTCTGTTATACACGGACGTACTTATCTTGCTGATTTTTCCTAAGCGGATGTGGCTGAAATAACCTATTTTTTCATTATCTTCATCGAATTCAATTTCCGGCTCGGACATAAATACAACGGGCAGTTCCTGAAGAAAATGATAGGTTTTTTCAGTCAGGGGAAGCAATCTGCTTCTAAGAGACTCTGGCGTGGATTCGAAGAGTCGCGACACAGGGAAAGAGTCATTGCCACTGGGTTCAGAAAAAAAAGTGTAGTATTTGGGGGTTCCGACAACGATAAGATTCAGCATACTTGCGATCCTCGCATAAGTTAAGTTTCTCTCTCATCATGCCAGACTTGATAATTATTTAAACATCAGCGCTGCTATTTATATTTCACACCTTTTTGAGCCGAAACGACACTGCCATCGGTAAGCCCGGATGATACATTCTGAAAATTCATCAGAAAAATTTACATCACGCTTTACTCCTGACGTATATCAGCACTAACGTGCCATTGCGCACGCGCTAGCTATTTAGTAGCGCGTTTCGGCGAAAAGAGATTCGGTAGTCAATGACTATATTTCGCTCATAACAGACATTCACTACAGTTGTGGCAGAAAGGTATGCATGCTGGGTGTGGGGAAGTCGTGAAAGAAAAGAAGACTGCAGTGCCGTTTGTCGTTACGTTTATCTTCATTGGCTATGCAAGTCGTAATACAAGGTGGGACAAAACTGAGACATATAAGGCCTCGCAATGGCTTGCAAGGCTTTACATGTTTTGATGTGGTGGGACGTGTGAGCGCAGTGTTGATGGGGTAATGCTTTGAATTAGAAGCGGATTCTTATAATTCGTAATGCGAAGGTCGTAGGTTCGACTCCTATTATCGGCACCATTTAAATCAATAAGTTATCTCACATTTAAGTAAACTACGTTCTCCTCTTGTGCCTTTGATTTTGCTCGCGTGCGCGGTGAAATGCCTGACTGAAAGGTGAGCATATCGACGAACCATTTCGAGAGTTTCCCATCTGCTCATTTTTAAGTGCAAGCAGGAAAACACCGGACTAAACCAATCAGCTGTTCGAAAATGGCAAGCGGATTAATATGCCATGGCGGGGCAGCTTTGAGCCGCACGCATGGGGTGTGGCAAGCCTGATGGATTTTGCTGTGCCTGTGGTGGCGTGTTTGCTGGTTTGGCTGTTGGTTAAACGCGAAAGTCATAATGCCAGGGGAATACCGCAGGGTGTTCAGGTTTTGCATAAAAAAGCCCACCATTAA